AATCGAAGCCTGGACAGAAACTATTGCCGAGGTGATCGTAGGTGAGGCAAACCCAAAAGCCACCCAGTCGGAAGCCTTAGCAGAATAGTTTGGGAGGTAGCCTTGGCAACAGGGTTACCACCAGACGTTTTTGAAACAGCCGAGGACATTTTAACCGTGATCGAAATTTTGGAAAGGCAGGCAAATGGCTAAGGACGCAATCAGCTATGACAAGGCTGAACTGCGCGCCATTACGCGGTCATTTAAGGCAATGGACGACGAAGCCTTAGACCAAGCTAAAGAAGCTACGTCTGCCCTTGCTACTTACGTGCAAGGCAAGATCAAAGCAGCAGCTAGCACCAAAACGCGCAACCTAATTGACAACCGTGTTGCTGACGGTTCAAAAGTCTCTAAGTCGTCAAAGATCGGTGAGATTAGTTTTGGTTATGCTTCACAAAAATTAAGTGGCGGCGCAACTACCCAACAGGTTTGGGGCGGCGTTGAGTTTGGTTCTAACAAATACAAACAGTTTCCAGTCTGGTCAGGTCGTGAAGGTAGAGGGTCGCGCGGTTGGTTTATCTATCCAACCTTGCGAGCTGTACAACCTGAGATCATTAAACAATGGGAACAATCATTCGAAAAAATAGTTAAGAGGTACAACTAATGGCTGGCAGTCGTACCCTTAAGCTTTCGATACTTGGCGACGTTGACAATTTAAACAAATCGCTCAAATCAGCTAGTCAGGACGTCGACACTTTTGGCGACAAAATGGGCAAGGTCGGCAAAATGGTTGGCGCAGCTTTTGCAGCTGCCGCAGCTGCCGCTGGTGCTTATGCAATCAAAATTGGCGTTGAGGGTGTCAAAGCAGCGATTGAGGACGAGAAAGCACAGACACAGCTTGCACTTGCCTTAGAAAACGCCACAGGGGCGACAAAGGCACAAATTGCGGCAACCGAGCAGTCAATCTTGCAAATGTCACTGGCAACTGGTGTGGCAGACGACGAGCTACGACCAGCACTAGGTCGTTTGGTTAGATCAACAGGCGACACAGAAAAGGCACAGCAATTACTTGCCCAAGCCTTAGACATAAGCGCGGCAACAGGTAAACCTTTGGAAACCGTCGCAGCTGCTTTGAGCAAGGGTTTTGACGGCAACACCGCAGCACTTGGCAAGCTAGGCGTTGGCTTATCCGCTGCCGAATTAAAAACCATGTCATTCACCCAGGTGCAGGACAAGCTGACCGAATTGTTTGGCGGTGCAGCTGCAAAAAATGCTGACACCTACGCAGGTCGCATTGCTCGTATGCAGGTTGCATTTGACGAAGCCAAAGAAACAATTGGTTTTGCTTTGCTGCCAATTCTTGAAAAGCTTATGAGTTTTATTAACAACAATGCTTTGCCAATCATCAACGCATTTAGCGGTGCATTTAGCCTTAATGGCAACGGTCTCGGCGGTGTAATTACAACATTAGGCAACGTTATAGTTAATACTTTTACACCAATTGTTAACGGTATGATCAAAGCATTTGGTTATGTCAAAGATGCAATTGGTGACAATGCAGACACTTTCAGAGAATTTGGCTCACTCATTGCAACCTACGTTGCACCAGTTATCGGCACAGTTTTGGGCGGTGCTTTACAAGTGGCAGGCAAAATTGCTGGCGGCGTCATTGACGTTATCGCAGGCGTGGTCAAGGTACTTAATGGCTTGATCTCAGGTGCGGTTGCAGGTATTAACGCTTTGATTTCTGCTTACAACGCTATTCCATTTTTGCCAAATGTAAGCAATATTTCCACACCAACGGTTAGTGTGCCAACAATTAAAACGCCAACAGTCACAGCAAGCGTGCCGTCAATACCTACGATCTCAACACCAAGCGCAACAGGTACAACAGGTGGCGGTGGCGGTGTTGCAGCGGCAGCTAGTGTTGCAGCTAGTGCAGCAGCAGCAACAAATGTGGTTGCAGGTTCATTTAATGCTGGCACTTTTAGAGCCGCCGAAGCTGCCTCAATGGGCACAACAATTAACCTTACAGTTACAGGCGCATTTGATAAAGAGGGCACAGCACGCACAATCGTTGACACATTAAATAACAGCTACTATCGCGGCACAGGCGGCGCATCTAACCTGCAAATCGCATGACGCAGTGGACGCCAATCTGGCTTGTTGAGATTGACGGCGTTGCTTACACAAACGCTGTTTTGGCTAACCTGACAATCAGATCAGGTCGCACAAACATTTATGAGCAAGCGCAAGCTGGTTATGTCAATTTGCAGCTAATTGACCTTGAACAAACAACAATACCTGTGAGCATTAACAGCAGCATTTCAGTGCAGGTGCAGGATACATCAGGCACATACGTCCCAATTTTTGGCGGCACGGTTGTCGACATTGCCGTTGAGGTGCGCGACGTAGGCAGCACAATGTTTACTCAGACATACAGCTTGACAGCACTTGGCGCGTTGTCTCGGTTGCCAAAGGCATTAACAAACGGTGTTCTAGCCAAAGATTTTGACGGCGATCAAATTTATACAATTTTGTCAGACTTATTGCTCAACACTTGGGCAGAAGTACCAGCCGCTTTGACATGGGCAACGTACGACCCAACGAAAACGTGGGCAATAGCAGAAAACGTTGGTTTGGGTGAGATAGATCAGCCAGGTGATTACGAGCTTGCAGCACGATCAAGCGAGCGCACAGACGTTTATTCTTTGGTTTCAAAACTAGCAACGTCGGGACTTGGCTACATTTACGAGGACGCATTTGGTCGCATCTCATACGCTGACGCAACACACCGCAGCCAATACTTGTCAAACAACGGCTATGTGCAACTGACGGCAAATCAAGCTCGTGCAGCTGGTCTGCGCATTGAAACTAGAGCAGGCGACGTACGCAACAACGTCACAATTCAATACGGCGCAACTAGCAGCGCAGAACAGAGCGCAAGCGACGCTGCCTCAATTTTGCAGTACGGCACGCTTTCGCAAATCATTTCAACAACCTTGCATAACGCAGCTGACGCAACACAGCAGGCAAATTTCTACTTAGACCTGCGCAAAACGCCACAGGCAATCTTTAGCGAGATTACCTTTGACCTGACAAACCCAGAGCTAGATAACGGCGACCGTGATAACCTCATTGGCGTATTTATGGGCGAGGCAGTGGCGATTAACGACCTACCTGCCAACATGGGCGGCATCTTTCAAGGCTTTGTCGAAGGCTGGTCATTTCAGGCGTCCTACAACCAGCTTGCAATTACCTTGAACATTTCACCAGTGGCGTATTCATTGCAGGCTTTGCAATGGGACGAAATCTCAAACGCATTTACTTGGTCAAGCGTGTCGCCGACACTTGACTGGGCACGTGCGACAATAGTGGTCTGATAAGGAGACAACATGGCAAACCCAACAACGAACTTTAACTGGCAAATGCCGACGTCAAGTGATTTAGTTACTGACTTACCTGCTGATTTTGAGGTTTTTGGTCAAGCTGTTGACACATCACTTGCTGATCTTAAAGGTGGCACCACAGGACAAATCCTTGCCAAAGCAACAAATGCCGACATGGATTTCACATGGATCGCAAACGACCAAGGTGACATAACTGGTGTAACAGCTTCATCGCCGTTGACTGGTGGTGGAACATCAGGCGCGCTTACAATTGGCATTCTTAGTGGTACGACATCAAATCTTGGCGCGGTTCAACTTTCAGATTCAACTTCAAGCACATCAACAACATTGGCTGCGACTGCGAATGCCGTAAAAACAACTTATGATCTTGCAAATGGCGCAATTGCCAAAACTATTGTTGACGCAAAAGGTGATTTAATCGGTGCAACCGCAGCGGATACACCAGCAAGACTCGCAGTGGGCACAAACGGTCAGGTGCTTACCGCTGATTCAACGGCTGCAACTGGTTTGGCATGGGCGTCGCCTGCAGGCGGTGGCGGAATGACGCTGCTTAGCACAACTACGCTAACAGGTGCAAGCACAACAATTTCGTCAATTAGCGGTTCTTATAAACATTTATTGCTTAATTTAAAGGGCGTCACATCAACCGTCGACGGCAATGCAATCAACATTCGTTTTAATGGCGACACTGGAGCAAATTATTATCACGCAATGATTCGTGCAATCGGTGGCACAGTAGTCGGGTCATTTGATAGTGGCGACGTAGCCGCGCAGGTTATTCCTAGAGTGCAAAGCGCTTCAACAGTAGGAAAATTAGGCAGCGCAAACATTTGGATTATGCGATACACAGATACAGATTACATTGACGGATTTGTTCAAGCGCAAGGTCATAACGCGACAGACGGTGCAACTTTTCACAAGACATTAAGATACGACTGCAGCGCAGCAGTCACAAGCATTACTTTATTTGGAGACACAGGCAACATCGGTGGAACCGCCTACTTATACGGAGTGAACTAATGACAAAACCAACAGTCAAAATTGTTAATGCTGAAACTGGCGAGGAAATCATGCGCGACATGAACGCCGAGGAATTGGCTCAATGGGAAATCGACAAAGCAAGATCAGTTGAGCGCGCAGCAGATGAAGCAGCAGCGGTAAGCGCAAAAGAAGTTGCTCAGGCTAAACTGGCTGCACTTGGTTTGACGACTGATGATTTAAAGGCATTGGGTCTATGACCTATCCTGACGGTACAAGTGCCAGGTTGATCGAAGTCGCAGCCGCTGAAATCGGCACGATTGAAGAAGGCAACAACCTGACCAAATACGGCAAATTTACAAAGGCTGACGGTTTGCCGTGGTGTGGTTCATTTGTCAATTGGTGTGCCGATCAAGCTGGGGTCAAAATTCATTCAGTTGTTTCAACTGCTATTGGCGCGCATAAATTTAAGGAAACAAACCGTTGGTCACAATTGCCAAGTCTAGGCGCGTTGGCTTTTATGGACTTTCCACATGACGGCATTGACCGTATAAGTCACGTCGGCATTGTTATTGCTTTTGAGCATGGCAGTGACGTTGTTACTTGCATTGAGGGCAACACATCAGGCACAGGCGACCAGCGCAATGGCGGCATGGTCATGATTAAGCAACGATCATTAAAGCGCGACATTGT